AATCAGAGATTGCTCCTTAATCCATTAATAGAAAATAACATTTAGAAGAGTAAGATGTCAAAAATTTAAGAGACAGGTTACGATTATCCTGTTTGCCATTGAATGTCAATCCATTCATCTCTAACGGACTTAACCAATATGTGGGTGCGTCCTGACACGGTTATTTTAATTATATATCCACTGCACTGTGGCATCAAATTATGGACCTCAACTCAGTTTGTCGAGTATTATAGTCCACTCACTTCACCGTTATGGCTACTATCCTAGTTGGTATAATCTAGGCAGAAAAACTTCAAACATACAAAAATCTGTATGTGTGCAATTTATTTAGGAGTTATTATACTATACTTTATTCCAAAAGTAAAGCGTTTTTTTGATTAAATTGATATTAATTCATTAATAACTTCTTTTTAGGCATAATCAGTCCACTTTTGGCCACTGGACCGAACATATTTTCAAATTGTTCAGCAAGTTGCTCTAGTGGTTCTGCAATAAATAATACGTCACTCAATGCAAGATGAATGACATCATCCTCACAATTGCGGAGAAATGGGGAGAAACCCATTTGAGCAGTGCCAGACTTTTCATCTCGCTCTGTGACCACTATCATGTGAGGATCTTTAATCGTTATTGCCATATTATCTTCACTCATTTCAATAAGGTCGCAGATAACTTCTGTTCCCGTATGTTTCATATGTACTATTGTTATGTTCATAATTTGATACTCCTTAACGTATAATTAAATTTTTCCGAGTTGTAAATCTTTATTCGTTCAACGAAGTGTTTCAACGAAAAGTTCTTATGTTTCTTCCATGACAAGTCATCAGACAGGTCAAACAGTGTTGCGTTCTTTTTACCATAACTCTTTCTTAGTCCTCGACCAACAGACTGTAGGTTTCTGATACGAGATTTAGATGGATGTGCAAATATAATGTTATGTAGATTCCGAATATTAATTCCTGTAGAGTATGTTCCATAAGATGCTACGATAATAGCATTTTCACTCTTTTCTGTTAATTCTCTTATCTCTTCACGGACAAGGGTTTTAACTTCTCCAGAAACAAAAAAGATAGGTCTATCAGGTTCTTGTTTCTTAAGTGCTTCAAATAATTTCTTTCCATGTTTTTCTACAAACTGGAATAATACTAACGTGTTTGTAGATCTACTTAATGTTAAATCGCATATAAACTTATTCCTTTTCTTATGTGAAATCAACCAATCAACTTCTTCTTGATACGTCATTGGTTTGACCCATTTACATTCGTCATCAGTATACTTTAATGTCACTGCTTCAATTTGTAATTTAGCAATAGTTTCATTATCCATTAAATTTTTGGTTGTTGTTACATTTCTTACTGGACCAAATAACCCTTCTAAAACTAATTTATGAGTCGTCGTCCCATCCAGAGTTCCTGTAAATCCAAACTTATATTTACAGTCAGTCATTTTTTGTAGAATTGAGGTGAGGGATTTTGCCTTAAAGTTATGTGCTTCATCACCAATAACACAATCAAACTGTTTAAAGAATTCTTTCTTTAATTTATATATTGATTGCCACGTTGTAATAACTACATTCTTATCGGTGGTCTTATCCTTTCCAGCATAAATTCGATGAATATTCTTTTCAGCAAAGTCTGGGTCGTATTTCGAAGAATAGTCGGCAAAGTCTTTGTAAAGTTGTTCAACAAGTGAAGTCGTTGGAACAACAACAAGTATCTTATTTTCAACAACGTTTATATAGTTTCGCACTAATGAATAAATCATCAATGACTTACCAGAAGATGTTGGTGACACAAACAATGCCCTGTTATGGTTTATTGCGTAATTAACAGCATTAATTTGATAATCATATGGTTCTATTGGTAGTCCTTCGGCATGAGGATTTAATGCTTTCATGAACTCGGTGGTCTGTTCTATCGTTTCCGTATTAACATTCTTTGGATAGTCAATAGTCAAATCACGATGTTTGGCGAACTCAATAATATAGTTTAAAAGTCCAACGTAGACTTCTCCACCAAATACGTTATATAGTCGGATCTTACCGTCCCATTGTCTAGTACGATATGTTGGCATATATCTTGCACCTGGGACTTCAAATGTAAAGAATGCTGAGAGTTCGTGACTTATTTCTGCAGCACAATCCACTCTCAAAAAGACATCGTCTTTAATGGTTACAGCAATGTCAATCCATTGCTTTGACCACTCATCATTTATATAACTCATTATATATTATACTGCGCCTTGCGTATACTTTAAAAAATCTATGGCATTCTTAATAGCAAATCCCCTGACCGTAAACATTTTACAAACCTCATCAAGATATTTAACTAACTCCTCTTGAAGTGCAACACGTGCTTCTGCTTCAATCACAACTGGGTCAATTCTAACGTAATCTTTAACTTCTCTATCCTTTAAAACATATTCATACGGATCGGGATCGTTTCCGTTATAATAATTCGTTCTTCCTAACGACACTTTATATAGTTCGTTTTTTAATTTTCTTAATTTCAAACGTTCACGTAATACCATTTTCAGGTATTTATTGTGTTTGGTAGGGGTAAGTAACGATTCCCGTGCTAGGATGGTTTCGTCTAAATGTAGGTCAATATCGACCTGTTTTTCTAAATCTTCAATTTTCATACCCATATTATACTATACTTTCACTGAAAAGTAAAGCGATATTTTGACTTATTTTGACCTTTATTCGAAGGAATTTTCCATTGTCATGTAATCAAACTGTAAAGTCACGTCTGTTATCAGTGCTTCATTGGATTCATTGTTAAATTGCACCTCTCCCAGGATTGTCGGGAAGATATTATGAAAAGTGAAAACGGTACTGCTGGCATTTTTGTTATTAGTGAGGATATGGAGAGATCCAGTAGATTTCAACTTAGAGACATCGGCTTCCCTTTTGCTTGCATCAGCAGAAGATGCCTTCTCCATCATATTAAACAATTCGTAGTAATTTTTGAAATCTTGGTCGATTAAAAATGTTAACATCAATGGTGCCCTCATCTGGGTAGATGACGGAACGTATTGATTGCCTAGTGAGGGGTGTGGGATCGGAACTTCGTTTGACGATATAGTTGGAATTGAGGCTGTAGTTGCCCAAAAAGTAATGCCAGGAATGGCACTCAAATTCAATTTATAATTGGTCGTTTTTGCGAGATTTAATCTCGTATCATTTAATAATTCTGCCATACATATATTTATATAACTTGTAATTTAAAAAGGGAGCATTTCTGCTCCCCCATTTTTAACAACTCAATTAAGAGATATCGATTATCCTTGGTTGTTTCGATTCAGGTATAATCTTTTCCATTGAAACTTTCAATAGTCCGTCTTTTAACTCTGCACCATTTACAACCACATCATCTGCGATTGTAAAAGACCTTTTGAATTTGCGTTTTGAAATTCCTCTGTGTAAAACACTTGGATCTTCAACAGTCGCATCATCACTTTGAACTGAATTAACAGTCAGGGTGTTTTCTACATACTTTACTTCAATGTCTTTCTTGCCAAATCCAGCAAGTGCCATTTCTATATCATATGTGAAGTCACCTGTTTTTACGATATTGTACGGTGGGAAATTCACTTGGGGCATGTCCGCCATGTGTTCCCAACGAGTGAACATATCGTCAAACCCTACTGTGAATGGTCTAAGTTGATTAAAAATTGAGAGTGTGTTTGTCATTGCTTTTCTCCTTATATGTTAAAGCGAGTTTTCGTTGTACCCGAACATTCGGCATACAATCATAAGTATTTATAATACTTTTTTGTGGGTGAAAAAAATCCCCCAATTAAGGGGGATTTAAAATGGCATTCCTATGGTAGTAGGAATATGTTTTTTCTTATTATAGGTTAGTTACAGTGAACTTACGGAAATAAGGGTTTTGCGCAGCAGTACCAGTAGCGAAAGGGTTATGAGTAAGACCATAACGAGTCTTGAACCCTAAACGTGGCTGGAAGTCTTCCTCACCAATTGATTTCATCATCTGCAGAGGAACGTAAGGACAATAGAACAGTCCTGCGTCATACATATTGGCACCTTTAAATCCGACAATTACAGTATCTGCCGAAGCGAATTGATCAACAAAGACTTTGAACTTACCACCTAATACGCCAGCAAATACATTGTTGACAACATCAGGTTGCGCACCGTTATCCAGTGACATGTTAGGTTCGGCCATTGAAGAAACCATATCAAGTGCTGACGCAACGTCAGGAGATACGATCAACCAGTTACCACGACCACGACCAGTGTTCTTAGCAATTAGGTTTGCTTCTTTGTTGATTTGTACAAGTAGTGACTTATATCTCTCACCACCCCAACGAGCACCACGGTTGTCAAGTGCATCACTAACGTCAAACGTTCCAGCAGTAGTAGTACCTGCAGTCGCACCAGCAGTTGCCTGCGTGCCGATTTTGTTAATGATTTCACGGTTGATTTCCGCAAGGATTTCGCCAGATAGAATATTCGCCAATTCAGACTCTGCGTCCAAACCGTGAATTGCCTTAAGATCTTGGGCAAGTTCGATTGAATATTTTGCTTTGAGTGCTTTAGTCTTAGCAGTAACACTAGACTTCTCAATGCTAAATGACATCTCATTGTAAGTTGTAGAACCTACGAAGCCACCAAGTGCTTCACCTTGAGCAGTAGTCATTGCATCAGCAGTACCATCATCACCAGCAAAGTCCGTATCAGGGGCTCCAGCAGGTAACGTTAGTGCTTCAGCACCAGTAGATGCCTCACCAGTGTAATGAGATTTCATTGCAAAGATAAGACCAGTAGGACCACTCATTGGCTGAACGCCAATGGTGTCATATGCCATCAGTTGTGGCATAGTTCTGCGAACTAGCGAAATTAGGACAGGATCCCAATTATCTACGTTAGCTCCAGTAACGTTCGCTTCATCTAAAGCGATTTGTTGATTTTCTAAAAGACGAAGTGTAATTGCACGTTTAG